GGGCAGTTGATTCGTTACCAGAAAATGAAATAGATTCATTTAATAGAGCAATAGAGAATACCAATTCAGACGACGTACTCTTTGCAATAAAATCTTTAAACTCAAGAAAGAGCTTAGAAGTTGGTGAAACTCCAACTCTATTACAGGGCGATACAGGTGGAAAAAGTATTAGTTCTTACAAATCAGTAACTCAACTGACGAAGGCTATGAATGATCCTAGGTATCAGAATGACCCTGCTTACAGGGATGAAGTGACTCAGAAATTGTCACAATCATCCATTATGTAATACTCCTACAAGACTACACAGAGTAAATTTTAGCCCATTGAGGTGGATAACTTTGATTGAACAGTTGTGGTTATAAACGGAGATTTTTATAATCAAAATGCTAGTGATAACATTAGTATAATTTAATCAAATAAGGAAACAATATGGCACTTCAAGGAGCCTCTAACGCTTTAAATGCTGCCGCTCAACGCAGTGGACAAAGCAATGCCGCTGGTGACGTAAGGAATTTATATCTAAAACTTTACGCTGGCGAAGTCATGACAGCTTTTCAGACGAAGAACATCATGATGAATTATAGCCGAGTACGGTCTATCAAAAAAGGTAAATCCGCTCAGTTTATAATGACAGGAAAACACCGTGGCGCAGAATACCATACACCGGGTAATGAGATCATGCCGGATGTGGTAGCTAAGAATGCTGAGAGAGTTGTCTCAGTTGACGATCTCTTAATTGCCGCTCAATTCATCCCTAATATTGATGAAGCGATGCAACATTTTGACATCCGCTCGGTCTATACATCAGAATCAGGTTATGCTTTAGCAAAAGCGGCTGATCAAAATATCCTGCGTATGGCTGTCAAAGCGGCACTCACTACAAATGTCCAAAGGGCAAGTAAATTAGTTCAAGACTATACTACATTTGACGATGAGGATTTTTCTTCTAATGTAGCATACGCCGCTAGTTTTGCTAACTCAAAGAAAGCTGGACATTTTATGGAAGGTTTAATTGAGGCAAAACGAGTACTAGAAGTCGCAGGAGCACCTCTAGAAGATCTGGTGTGTGTGATGGCTACCGATCAATTCTACTCTTTGTTCAAAACGGTTACAAATAGTGAAGCTATTTCTAACTTAGTTATGTTTAATAAAGATGTAGGTGGGTCAGGTTCTGTAAAGGATATTGATCTTCCATCTATTGCTGGTATACCAGTAGTAAGAACGCCTCACTTAGGTAATCTTGGTGCATCGGCTTGGACAGGTCAACTATGGAACACCGCTAATCCGGCAGTTTCCAGTGGTTCTGCTCCTCTTGCAAATACTGTAGGCTCAGGACGAGCCGCTCATTATAATTTACCAGCTTCTTATGCTGGTGTAGTAGTTGACGGCAGTAATACTGGTGCAGTTGGTGGTCTTGATGGCACTTCTACTGTAAACTTTGAGGACGAATCTTTAACAGTTCGTGCTATAGTTATGCACAAAGATGCGGTCGCTACCGTGAAACTAATGGATCTTTCCGTTGAGTCTGAGTATCAGATTGAACGTCAAGGTACTTTGATTGTTTCTAGATATGCGATGGGTCATAACGTACTACGTCCAGCAATGGCAGTAGCACTTACAGCACCCGCCTCTTAATAAAATAGGGTAACAGGAGGTTCTCTTCCAAACGGAGTGACCCTTCCTCATTCCAGTTCCTCCTGCTCTACCCTTTTTTTCCTCCCTTTTCTTATTACCTTTTAATATAATTATATGGCAACATTATCAACCACGACTAAACTAGATGCTGTCAATACAATACTTATTGGTATTGGCGAAGCACCAGTTAATACCCTAGGTTCTGGATTACAAGAAGCAGAAATTGCCGAAGTAGTTTTAGATAATATTAACCGAGAGGTACAAAGTAAAGGATGGACATTTAATACTGATCTCCGAATATCCTTGGTAAAAAATTTAGAGGGTTTTATAAACCTACCCACCGATTGTTTAAAAGTAGACACAACTACACTTCTTAGAGATTATGATACAGACGTAGTAGAACGTAATAGAAGACTTTACGATAGAGTGACTAACTCATATATATTTACAAAAGATCTTATTGTAGATATGGTAATTCTTTTACCTTTTGAAGGACTTCCTGAAGTAGCTCGTAGATACATTACATTAAGAGCAGGTAGAAAGTATCAAGAAAATGTGATAGGATCTCAGACGTTATCTCAATTACAGGCAGATGAAGAAGGTTTAGCACTTATAGCTTTACAAGAAGAAGAAGCATCTGTAGGAGACTATAACATATTTGATCATTATGATACGTACAGGCATTTAGACAGAAACATATCCACAGCTTCCTCTACACTAATTTAATAAACTACATGGCATTAGTATCTTCTTCCATACCAAATCTTATTAACGGCGTTTCTCAGCAACCTCCTGAGATAAGATTACCTACACAAGGTGAGATCCAAGAAAATGGGTTGGCAACTGTAGCTAATGGCTTAGAAAAACGACCCGGAAGTACTGTAATAAAGAAAATTTTAGATGCTACTGTAGGAACTTATCATATTCACTCAATACGAAGAGACGAAAACGAATCATATACAGTCATACTTGGTAAAACTGGTAGTGCGTCAACTACTAAATTCCTAAGAGTATTCGATAAAGATGGGAATGAAATGCCCGTCCAAAAAAATAGTTATGCCTCTACTCCAGTATTTTCTACAATAGATAGTGCCGGACTATCTTATTTTTCAGAGGTCACAGATTTTTCTACGGATGTAAAAGCTACTACTATTACTGACACTACCTTTTACGTATCAAACAAAAGAGTAGTAACCAAAGCGACCACAGATGCACAAACATCCGGTCAAGATAGCAGTACCTATCTCTCACCAAGAGGTTCAGTAGGACTTGGAACTACCTCTTTTGAAGGTTTAGTGTATGTTAAAAAGGGTGGATTTAATAGTAAATACGTAGTAAGTATAAAAGTAGGAAGTACGTATTATAAAGTAGGTTATCAGACTCCGGCCACCATACCTGTAACTAACCAAGAGTATATTGGTACAGATGCTATAGCTGATGCACTTGTTAATGGTGGAACTAATTTAGCTGGTGCTGGGTGGGGATTATTTGATGTAGCTGGTAGTTCAGGTGCTGACATACAGAAGACAGGATTTGGTGGTAGAAAACCAGTAGTTAATGTGAACATAGATGGAACCACTCTCGTATCTGGTGATGCTGAATTTGGTCAATGGTTTGCAGGTTTTACAGGTAGTATGCCTAGTGGAATGACATGTACATTAAAAGGTAGTGTACTCCATTTTAAACATACAGCAGATTTTTCAATTTCTACTACTGATTCACATGCTGACACAGACTTATTCCCAGTTAAAGGCGCAATAGGTGGTGGGTCGGTAAGAAGTTTTTCTTTCCTACCCGGTGAAACTGTTCCTAATGGTTTCATAGCTAAAATATCAGGTGATGATACTTTGCAACAAGATGATTTTTATGTGAAGTTTGAAGCCGATGATCAAGATAAAGGTGTATGGAAAGAGTGTCCGGGTCCATTGTCTAGTACACATATGAATTATAATAATCTTCCACATAGATTAGTACGATTATTTGATGATACTAATGTGACTACAGTAAATCCTCTAGGAATAACTTTTGTGTTTGAAGCAGTAGTAAAAACAGAAGATGACGGTAGAACAGTAAATAGTGTAACTAATACTGACTTTACTAGAATAGGTTGGAATAGTAGACTTGCTGGTGATGATATACTTAGTCCATTTCCTTCTTTTGTAGGTGGAACAATTCAAGATATATTTTTCCATAAAAATAGAATAGGATTTCTAGCCGATGAAAATGTAGTAATGAGTGAATCTGGTAGCTACTATAACTTCTTCCCTATAACTGTGATCACTGGATTAGATAGTAACCCTATAGATGTCACAGTCTCCAACGATAAAGTATCCCTCCTTAAACATGCAGTACCATTTAGTGAGTCACTCCTATTCTTCTCAGAACTCCAGCAGTTCTCATTAAATTCTGAAGGTGTACTCTCCCCTGCTACTGTCTCTGTTGATGTAACCACCCAGTTTGAATCAGATGCTAACGTAAAACCTGTCTCAGTTGGTAGATACGTTTTCTTTGCTTTCCAACGAGGAGAATTCTCAGGTGTAAGAGAATATTTTGTAGATAATTCTAAAGAAGTAAATGATGCAATAGAAATTACCGCTCATATTCCACAGTATATACCCGGAAAAATAACTAGAATGATTTCTTCCAGTAATGAATCGTTATTAGTTTGTCAAAGTAGTACGGCCAAAACTAATTTATATATTTACAAGTACTACTGGCAAGCCCAAGATAAAATACAATCTTCTTGGTCTGTTTGGACGTTTGGTGATGGTAATGAGATTATAAATTGTCAGTTTATTGGGTCAACATTACAAATTTTGATCAAAAGAAATGATGGTTTATATTTAGAAAATATTAATTTGTCTACAGATACTGCTGTAGCCCTTACCGAAGATAAAACACCTGTTCTTCTAGATAGAAGAGTTAAATTAACATATGCTTCAAACTTTGCTCTCTCTGCTTCTAACCTTCCTTACTACGCTACAAGAGGAGATTTACCTGTTGTATATGTTACCGACCAAGCTAGAAAAATAGCTGAAGCAGATGTGGACGCTTATCTTAAAGTGGCTCAAAACACTACAGGAGTACCTTCTGTTGTATTTGCTGGTATTCCTTTCACATTTAAATATGAGTTTACACAGTTCTTATATAAAGAGGAGGATGTAGCTTCTCGGAATGCTAAATTACAGTTGAGGAATATAAGTGTCCTTTATAGTAAAACAGGGTATTTCAAAATTAAAGTAGAAGTAGCTCCATATACTGTTAAAGTACCTGATCCTGATAATGTTGGTGGTACTAAAGATATAACACCTCGTACAGCTCATGAAAAAACTTTTAGTGGATTTATAACTAACAGTTCACAAATTAATGAGTACAAATTACTTTCAGGATCATTTAGAAGTTCTATTCTTTCTAGTCCACAGAATTGTAAAATATCAATTACTAATGACGAATATCTTCCATCAGCTTTTCAAAGTGTTGAATGGGAAGGATTCTTACACTTGAGAGCACAAAGAATATAAATATGAAAATTTATACAGAAGTTGTATACCATTGGGATGATGCTAGAGGAGAGTTAGTTAAAGAATCTGAGAAATCTTTTGATTATAATGGTCCATTAACTTTAGCAGAACCGATAAGTATAGGAACTATAGGCGCAATAATAGCATCAATCCAATTAGGAACTACTATTATTGGCCAGATAAAAAATCAAAAAGCTCAAGAAGAACAAAACAGATTAGATGCTATAAAACAAGCAAATTTAAAAAGTTTAGCTATTAAATCCTACCAAGAAAAAGTAGGACAAGCTAGTGGAGCTATATCATTATTAGAAAATAAAGTAGCAGGAGATATAGATGATGAAGAAACAGCTTTTATGTTTGAAGCAGCCCTTGCTAGAAAACGTAATGAAGGAACAATTAAAGCTCAAGGGTTTGCAGAAGGTCAAAGTTCAAAATTCTTTATGGATAGAATTACTGGTGATCACCTCCGAAAAGTTGAAGCAGGTAAAAGCAAATTTAAAGGTGCTAGAGTTGAAAGTATGTACAAGAAAAGTGCAATCATTTCAGGACTACGTGGTGATTATATTAATATGGAGTCACAAATTGCAGGGTTTTCTCCTATAGGTAGCAATGATCGAACTGCTATGTATATGGGAATGGTGAATGGCGGTCTAGATTCTATAAATACATACTTTAAATATAAACAATATGAAACTAATTCTCCAACCGACAATCGAACAGACTTAGGAAACGATGGGTGATCCACAAAATCAACAACGAATAGCAAATGAGTTTCTAAAGTTTGGAACAAAAGCTTCTAATGCTGGTTTAAGTTACTTACAAGATGAACGACAAGAAAAACAAATAGAACAAGTAGAATTTGTAGCATCTCAAAAAGTACTTAAAGAAAATTTAAAGAAGGCAGAAATGCTAGGACGTGGATTAGCATCAGATAATCCAAAGATAAGTGAAAATGAAATTATAATTCAACTACAGAAACTAGAAGTAGAAAAAAATAATAATCCAAAGTGGCCTCAATTTGTAGCCGCAATAAATGAAGGACATTTATTAAAAAGAGCGGAACTTGGTTTAGCAAAGTATAATGCAGATATAGTAGAGAATGCTGAACAGATGTCTCTAGATATAGAAAAAGATTGGCTTAACCTTGTTAAAGAACAAAATGAAGCTGGTATTGAAACTACACCTACTTTAGTAGAGTTTGGTGCTGAACATCTTACAAGCGTATCAAGTGCCGCAATGGACAGTTTAATTAATCCTAGAGATGATAAAGGCAATCTAACAAACGTGCCAAATCGTTATCGTACCATCTTGTCTGCGCCCGGTAAACGGATTAATTATGACAGTATATCTAAATTACTAGCTGATAGACATTCAACACTTGTGAAAGATGAGCAATATCAAAAAGCATTAAGTGATACCTCTTATAAAATTACAGAAATATTAAATAGTGATAGCAATGGTGAGTATACTAATGACGCAACCGGAACTACTCATACAGCTATAAAATCTATCCGAAACATAACAAATCAGTTAGAATATCAGGGACTGCCAAGGATACGAATTAATAAAATAATATTCACATCACTCCACCAAGCCTTAGAAAAGAAAGTATTAGAATCAGGCTATAAACTATTAGAAACTTCTTATCTTGATAATTTAAGAGGGTTACTAAATGAAAAAGATCGCGAGGCAGGTAAAGATGCTGGTATGAGTCTAGGTCTAAAAGATGAAGCCGCCGCTAAAGCTTTACGAACTAGAATAGGAGTTATAGAAACTAAATTAAATGCTGAATTTAATACTAATGTTGGTAAGAAAACAGACGATAAGAACGAAAGAGGGAAACAAGTAACACTAGATAATATTGGAGACATATTTGTTAGAGCAGAGGGAGCAAGTAAAGAAAAAATTGGAGAACTAAAAGAAGAAATACTCTTGGGTCAAAAAGCAGGAGAAAAGTATGAATTCTGGAGTAAACTAGATTCTAACACACAAACTCAGATTCTTGATGCTCTAGATAAAAGACGAGAAGAGGCAGAAAATGAAGTACAAAAAGAAATAACAGAACAACAAGAAAAACAAATAGACGATTATAAATTTAGTTTAGAAACAGCGGTTAATTATTTAAGTTCTAACCCACATACTAGTATTAATGAAGATTCTAATAGAAAGACGTTTGAGAATGGTGAGACAGAGATTGAAAGACACTTAGCTAATATAGAACTTATCCGTAAAGATGCTGGCAACACAATTGGTTCTAATGGTTCATGGGAGGGATCTACAGCGTTTTTTACCCGAATAAACACTGTAAGAAAAGAACTTAATGATGGTTTAAAAGGGATAGCTATAATAAAAGCTAAAGCAGCCGAAACCGATAGCCTAGAAAAAACAGCTTTAGAATTACAATTAGAGACAACAGAATATACAGAAAACCTTACTAAGTTTAAACAAACAGCTCTTCCAAGAATAACGTCTATTCTAAGCAAATTAAGTGCTACTAATGTAACGGATGATGATTTTACAATCTTAGAAACCGAGTTGAAAAGTTTATTATTTATCAGCGCAATGAAACCACTACCTAACCGACTAGGTAGGAAAATACTTAAAGAAAAAACTCTTAATTTTTCAAATGAAGATATAAGATATTATTTACAGCAAATAGAAATTAAAAGAACACAAAAAGATAATCAAGAAAATAATGTTAAAATAACTATAGACCCTATAAAGTCTAGAGATGTTGAAGTAAA